ATGCAGTTGACAACATCGCAGCTGCCCGTAAGAAAAAAGGTAAGTAATATGTGCATGACCTGTGGATGTGGTAAGAAAAAGGGCCAAGCCGGTTACGGCAAGGGCAAGCCTGCTGCTAAGAAGGCTTTATCTCCAAAGCAGACGAAGATTGCTAGCGCTGCTGAACCAAAAGACAAAATCACTGGAGCAGATTTTAAGGCTCTCAAAAAGAAAGGTAAGTAATATGTGCAAATCATGTGGTTGCGGTTGCTCTAAGCCAAATTGTAAGGGCGCGTGCAAAAAAGCCGATAAGAAGCAAGATGCCAAAGTTATGAAGGGTATGAGCCCTAAGCAGAAGGCAGCTTTTGAGAAGGCCGATAAGAAGATGGACTCAAAAAAGCCATCTGCTAAAGCCGATATGAAGATGGATAAGGCTTTGGCCAAGAAGGTCAAAAAGAAGTAAAAGTAGTTAACACTTAAGGGCGCCTACGGGCGCCCTTTCGTTTATCCTTATAGTAATCCCGTGCGGGATTAAAGCTTCAAACCTGCGATGTACTTTGCTGCTCTCCAAGGAGATTAACCATGGCTGAAAAAGATAGGGTCGACAAACCCTCAGATATTGAGTTCGCCAAGGCTATTACCCAGCATATCCCTGAACCTAACTGGGATGTCGCAAACATTATTGGGGCAGCGTACATCGGATATAAGGTTACGAAGCGTGCAAACAAAAAAAATTGATCTTGATGTAATCTCACGTTCTGCTGTAAAAGAGTTGCTTCCTACTCTTACTGATCAGCTTCGTACCCTTGCTAAGACCTCACAATGGCCTGGTCGCGTAATAAATAACCTCTCTGTTGAATCTACTGAAGATTTTACTCTTTATGTAGATTACCCAGAGGAGATGAGCACAGAAGTAGAAGACCTAGAATATGGCTCTCCTGGGCAGATCCCTAATGCGGTCATCCGGCCTTTTATTTTGCGCTCAGAGCCGACTATTGCCAAGGTACTTGAGGAAAAAACAGTAACTGACCTCTTTACAGGGATGGGGATAATGTGACTACTACTTACCCGTTTGTACTTGCTGAAGATAGCGCTCTTAAAGGGTTCTTAGCCGGCCTAACCGTATCTGATGATGCTAACAACAAGCCCAGTAAAGGTTTGGTACGGCTTCCCGGATGTTGAAGTTCGTGATCAGATTTTTCCTTATATTACTCTGGACTTGATTGACATTATTGCTGGAAATGACCGCCAGACATACGGATACATAACTGATACAACTAACCTTGGAACCGTAGCAGCAGATGCTAACTTTGCTTACACAAATCAGATTCCTGTTGCATATGACTTGGTTTATCAAGTAACTAGCTTTGCTCGCCATCCACGTCACGATAGAGCCATTATCTATCAGCTAATGAATAAGTTTCCATCAAAATATGGCCGCCTAAAGGTAGCAAACCCTTCTGGGTCTGACTACAGCATGCGCTCCATGTTCCTTGATGGATTTGTAAAAAGAGATACAGTTGAAGGTGAAACCGGAAACCGCCGTCTCTTAAGAAATGTATACACAGTACGCGTAGTAAGTCAGATGACTCCAGATGCAGCTAACGCTGTAGCTACCCGTCTTGTGTCTACAGTTCAAATCAACAGCACTACTTCGTATATTCCGTCCGGTCTAACACCTGTCCCACCAGCCGTAACTCATTCTTAACTAACAAGGAGACACTCTAATGGCAACATATGCACGTCCCGGGGTATACGTCCAAGAGACGCTAAACCCAATTCAGCCTGTGGCTGGCGCTTCTTCTAATACGGTAGCGGCTCTTATTGGAGCAACTGACCGTGGCCCAACTACTCCTACGCTTGTTACTTCTTGGAGCCAGTATGTAAATCTATTTGGTTCTTGGAACTCTAATGCGTCTAACGCGCTTCCACTAGGCGTTTACCTATACTTTGCTAACGGAGGAAACCAGGCTTATATCCTGCGTGTTCCAGGCGCTAGCTCAACAGTAGCAACACGCTCATTTAACGATACTGCTGGTACTCCGCAGCCTACTTTGCAGTTAAAGTCTGCAAACAAAGGTTCATGGGGAAATAACCTCAACGTAACTATTTCAGCATCAACTGTTACCGGCTATTTCAACATTACCGTATACCTTGGTGGAAGCACCGCTGGATACATTGTTGAGCAGTGGACTGACGTAACAATGAACGCAACAGATAGCCGTTATGCAGTAACTGTTATTAATAACAACTCTACTTACTTAACTGCTACAGATCTTGCTTCAACCTCAACCTCACCAACTAACAATCCAGCACTTGTGGCTAATCAGTCATTAAGCACAGGTTCAGATGGATCAGCTGTAACAGGATCAACTATTGTTTCCACAGCTTTTGGTAGCCCAAGCCCATTTGATACTATCCTTCAATCTTTGGTAATTAACATTCCAGGATATACGGATGCAACAACAGTTAACGCAGCTATCTCATATGCAGCTACAACTCGTACAGATGGTTTTGTGGTTGTAGATGGAATTAACGACACTGCAGCTAATCAGCTAACTTTGGCGGCTAGCTATACAGCTACCTCACAAGCAGCTGTTTACTACCCACAAATTACAATTGCTGACCCAACAGTATCTGTGGGCGCACCTTCAGGTGCTACTAAGACACTTGGTGCGGGTGCAGCTGTTGCCGGTCTTTATGCTCTAACTGATGCAAGCCGAGGAGTGATTTAAAGCTCCAGCGGGATTGCAGTCACGTCTTGCAGCTGCCGTTTCAGTACCTGCTCTAAGCAATGCTGATCTTGACTCTCTTAACTCTGCCTCAGCAGCTGTTAACGCTATCCGCTACATCCCAGGTTCTGGCATTGTAGTGTTTGGCGCTCGCACATTAAAGGCCGGTTATGTAGACAAGTATGTACCAGTACGTCGTAGCCTTATCTACATTGAAAAGTCTTTGATTGATCTAACACGTTTTGCTATCTTTGAGCCAAATGATTACCGTCTATGGGCTCGACTAAACGCAGCTTGTTCTTCATTCTTAACGGCTTTTTGGTCACAAGGTGGGCTATCTGGAGCTACTCCAACAGCAGCTTACTTTGTTAAGTGTGATAGCACTAATAACCCACAGTCATCTATTGACAACGGGTATGTAAATATTCAGATCGGCATAGCACTACAACGCCCAGCTGAATTTGTAGTAATCAATATTGGCCAATATAACGGTGGCACCACCGTAACAATCGCGTAAGGAGATAGACCATGGCTAATCTAAGCACGTTCAACTCAAGTATTGCCACTGATCCGCTACGCTCGTTTCGGTTCCGTGTAAACTTCACACCAGTATCAACTACCGGTATTGATTCGGTTTTTGATCCACGTATTAAAGATGCTACTGGCACATCTAACACAGGCACTGCTACAACACCAACAGGATACTCTTCTGGTTGGTCTGGTGGTTTTACCAACGTTAGCGGTTTACAGACCAATGTGCAGTCTATTCAGTACCGTGAGGGTGGCTACAACACCACTGTTCATCAGATGCCTGGTTTGACCACTTTTACCCCTGTAACTTTTACTCGTGGAGTTATCTACGGAAACGATCAGGCTATTACATGGATGCGTGGACTTTTCTCAGCAGCTGCTGGTACTGGTCTAAATGGAAATGCGGCTACCTCTAAGGGATTCCGTTTAAACATCAACATCTTTGTAAACCAGCATCCAACTACAGATGATACATCTGGAACAGATGATGTATCTCAGATGGTTTTCCGCTTGCATAACGCGTGGATTACAAATCTTAGTTATACAGATCTAGACGCTACAAACGGAGCAATCTTGTTTGAGTCAATGCAGCTTGTTCACGAGGGTCTATCCGTAGGATTCTTGACTCCTGGTGGAAATGTTTACACTAGCAAAGACGGCGCAGTAACACCAATAGCTAACTACTAATACAAACTAAGGAGCATAATTCGTGTCAAAAGTTATAACCGATGCAGAACTTGTAAATAAATTTGCCCAACAGGCGATGGAGGAGCAAACTCAAGTAATTGAGACTAAAGCTCCTCCAGGACCTGAGGTAGAACTTCCTGGCGGATTTATTGATGGAAGTACACTCGTAACAACCGTAGAAGTTCGTGAACTTAACGGTATGGATGAAGAAGCTATTGCTAAAGCATCTAATACAGGTAAGGCGCTAAATATTCTTTTACAACGTGGTTTAGTAAAAATTGGTTCTAGAGCGGCTACTCAAGACGATTTAGATCGTCTACTGTCCGGTGACCGTGACGCCATTTTAATTGGAATCCGTAGGATTACTTTTGGTAAAACTCTAGATACAACCGTATTTTGTCCAAGTTGTAATGCAAAACAAGATGTTTCTATTGACCTAAAAGATGACATTCCAGTATCTAAGCTGGAAGACCCAATAGCTGACAGAGCATGGCACATTAAAACTAAAAATGGAGTAGTGACTGTAGCTTTGCCTACGGGAGTTACCCAAAAGCGTTTAATGGAGAACTCTGATAAAACCTCAGCAGAGTTAAGTACTATTTTGCTCTCTGGATGCGTGCAAGCCGTAAATGGGGCACCTTCTTTAGGAGCAAGCACAGTTCTTAACCTAGGTATTTCAGAGCGCACACAGATTGTTGAAGAGATTATGAATCGTACCCCAGGCCCACGCCTTGGGGAGGTGAGCAAGACCTGCAAGGCATGTGGTGAACTTATGTCTCTACCACTTAGTCTTGTAGATTTGTTTCGCCTATAACAAGCAAGACTATGAAAATTTGTTAGATCAGTATGAGGTGCTAACCCGCACCTTTACTGGTTGGACATTATCGGATATAAAAGAGATGTCTGCAAGAGAACGACTTAACTGGATTGAGCGAGCACAGAGAGGTAGGAAGATCTGATGGATGTTAAATCATTTTTTGGTTTAAATGGTAGCTCCTTTACTAACATCAAAAATAGCCTTCTTGACCTTGCAAATGTGCTCGAAAACCAGATTATCCCTAAGCTTCAGCGTGTAGAAAAAAGCGTTAATAACATAGCAAGTGCCGCTGGAAAAATTAATGGCGGGGCAGGTACTGGTAATAAAATTGCTGAAAACGGTGCACCATCAACCCAAGGGTCTGATACCGGAGGTACTGGTGGTGGCGGAGGGAACCGAGTAGCTGATAACGGTTCTTTTGCAACAAAGGCAGTTGGTGCCGGCATGTACGGCATGAACCTATTGCAAAATGCAATGCCTGGGGTACCTACGGCTGTTCAGCAAGACCTTCTTACTAATAGATCTGCTTTTTATGGGGCTGTTGGATTTAACGGCTCACTACAAGACCGCACTGGACAGATAAATGGCCTTCAACGCCAAATGGCGTCTCAAGGAACTGCGCTTAATAGCATGGACGCTCTAAACGCAATTATATCTGCGCAAAATAGCGGGCTAGGTGGGGCTAGAAACTTTGCTTCTCAAGGTGGCGTTCTTTCTGGAATTACTTCTCTTTCTAACCTTATGCCGGGCCTCGGGGAACAAGGGGCCGCGGGGGTTGCTGCATCATTTAATGCACCGTCTACCGTAAATATGGCCCGTGCTATGGGTATTAATATCCGTAGTGCTAACGGTGACATTATGGGCCTAGATAAAACAATTGATCAATTATGGTCTTACTTTAATAAACCTGGCATGCCCATGCTTACTGCGGATCAGATTAAAGAATCTTGGATGCCCGGTAGGTACTTTTATGAAAGCATGAGCGCGTTACTAAGTGGCGATCAAGTAGCTATGCAGGCAGTTTATGTAGGCTTTCTTGCTAAAGCTCAAACAGGAGGAAAAACCCCTCTAGGAAGTATTTCTAAATCTACTCTCCAAGGTTTGGGCGCATCTACTGCAACCATTAACGCTATGGGGAGAAATGCAGCGGCTCAAACAAATTTGTTAACTAAAACCGCATCAGCTACAGCTGGCGGGTTTGCCGGCTCACAAGACCTTGGCGCGCTTGCTAATAACGCGGCAGTTGCTTTAGGCGGATTAGCTTCAGCACTTGGCGCAGTTAATGGTGCCTATACAGGAACAACAGCACTTGGTGGAGGCACCGTCGGTAAAATTATTAATAGCGTTTTAGGGTTTTTAGGTTTAAGTGGAAAAGCTGAGGGCGGTCCCGTTGGAGGCGCTGTTCCTTACATTGTTGGAGAAAAAGGCCCAGAACTATTTGTACCTAAAACTGATGGCATGATTGTCCCTAACCATACCTTGGGGTTAAATAGGGCGGGCGGTGGGGCAGTAAAATCTAGTGGCGGTAGTGCTATGGATGTTTATAGCTTTTTAACTAAAAATGGCTTAAGTTCTAGCGGCGCTACTGGCGTTATTGGCAACCTATATCAAGAGTCGGGCCTAAACCCTAATTCTGTGGGNGACAGCGGAACATCTTATGGACTTGCTCAATGGCACAATGGAAGACGCGATAGCCTTATGTCTTTTGCAAAGAGTAAGAACTTAAGCCCAAACAGTACAGCCGCTCAAGAACAGTACTTAATCTACGATTTAAAGAAAAACTATCCTTCTTTGATGGCTAGCCTGTCTAGTAAAGGAATTACTGAAGGCAATGCTGCAGCTTTGTTTATGCAGCAGTACGAACGGCCAGCCGATCAAAGCATGGCGGCGGCTCAAAAACGCGCTAACCT